AGAGGATTCTCAGACTTGCCAGTGAGTGCATTACAACTTATAATAGGTGGTGTCAAACACAAAGATGATTTTGTGGGCGACTCTGAGATCAACATTAAAACCCCTGCCTACGCTCATCACAGTGAGATCCGAAAGATCATACGCAAGCACTTTAAGAATGCAGACATTCACAGATGCGGTTTTCTTTCACTTCCTGTAGATGAGATTGTAGGAGCACATATTGATGAAGGAACGTATTATCTGAGCAGAAACAGATATCATCTTTCCATACTTGGAAGGTATCAATATTTCTGCGGCAAAGAAACTGTCATCGTTGAACCAGGGACTCTCCTTTGGTTTAACAATAAACTTCCTCACGGCACGGTGAATGTCGGTGATGAAACAAGGATAACATTCGTTTTTGATATACCACATGGACAAAGTTGAAATTCTAATCCTTAGGAATCTGATTCACAATGAAGAATATCTTCGCAAGGTAGTTCCTTTTATTAAGTCGGATTACTATGAGGATTTCAATCAAAAGATTCTCTTTGAGGAGATTCTCAAGTTTGTGCAGGAGTATAATGAACCGCCGACTAAGGAGGTTCTCTGTATTGAGGTAGAGAGGAGGTCTGATATTAATGATTCCTCTTTTAAGGAAATCACTCAACTCATTAGTTACCTTGAGGATGTACCGACAGACTTTGATTGGTTAGTAGACACCACAGAGAAGTGGTGTCGTGAACGTGCTATTTACTTGGCACTGATGGAATCCATCGCACTGGTTGATGGTAAGGATGATAATAAGGATCGTGATGCGATTCCTAGTATCCTTTCAGACGCTTTGGCAGTTTCTTTCGATACTCATATTGGACACGACTATCTGATTGATTATGAGCAACGTTACGAGTCTTATCACCGCAAGGAAGACAAAATCGAGTTCGACCTTGAGTATTTCAACAAGATTACGAAAGGTGGTCTCCCGAACAAAACACTTAACATTGCTCTTGCTGGCACTGGTGTCGGTAAAAGTTTGTTTATGTGCCATGTGGCATCTTCCGCACTCCTGGGAGGGAAAAACGTACTATACATCACGCTTGAGATGGCTGAGGAGAAAATTGCAGAGCGAATCGATGCTAATCTTCTCAATGTACCTATCCAGGAGATAACAGATCTTCCTAAGGTGATGTTTGAGAATAAGGTAACAAACCTTGCAAAGAAAACTCAGGGCACACTTATAATTAAGGAGTATCCAACTGCTTCTGCACATAGTGGACACTTTAAGTCACTTCTTAATGAACTTGCACTTAAGAAGTCATTTAGACCTGATATTATTTTCGTTGATTACCTTAATATATGTGCTTCCTCGCGCTATCGCGGAAACAGCACTGTCAATTCATATTCTTATATTAAGGCGATTGCAGAAGAACTTAGAGGACTGGCTGTTGAAGCAAACGTCCCTATCGTTTCTGCCACGCAGACCACTCGTTCTGGTTATGGTAGCTCTGACGTTGAGCTTACTGACACTAGTGAGTCCTTTGGTCTCCCTGCTACTGCTGATCTTATGTTTGCCCTTATTTCTACAGATGAGCTTGAGGGGCTTGGACAGATTATGGTGAAGCAGTTGAAGAATCGCTATAACGATCCCACCATTTCTAAACGATTCGTGGTTGGTATTGATCGTGCAAAGATGCGTCTATATGATTGCGAACAGACAGCACAAGAGGATATCCTTGACAGTGGAAAGGATGAGGAGTATACTTATGAAGAACAAAAACCCAAAAAGTCCTTTGATGGATTCAAATTCTCATGAACGGTTACTATTCTGTATTTGATCCAGACGGCAAAAAGATCGCTGACTGTGGTATCGAAAGAGATGCAGTCAATCTTATGCACACCAGAAACAAATACTGGGATGGACATTATTTCACATTCAATCCTCTTCCTGGTGATATCATTGATGTCTCCAATGGTAAGCAACTTCCTACCCGTGACATCGTTGTCAACATGGACGGTGGTGTAGGTGGAAGTTGGCAAGAGGTTGACTATGTTGAAATCAAAGGACAAAAACTCGAACTACAACAATCTGAACTACCTAAAGCAGACTATGACAGTTGACACCGTAAAATACCTTGACTTCGTAAAGGGCGTAACTAGTGACCCTAGTCTTGACTGGCCTGTGCTTGCTGCACGACTCAGTGAACTTGAGGTCACTGATGACTGCAATGTGTCTCAACTTTTGACTGCTGCTCTTGGTCTGAGTGCAGAGGCAGGTGAGTTCACTGAAGTTGTGAAGAAGATTTTCTTGCAAGGTAAACCATACACTGAAGAGAATGTCTTTCACATGAAGCGTGAACTGGGTGACATCTGTTGGTATCTGGCACAGGCATGTATGGCACTGGATACTACCTTTGATGAAGTCATTGAGATGAATGTTGAGAAACTGAAAGCACGCTACCCTGGTGGTGAGTTTGATGTTCACAAATCTGAAAATAGAAAGGAGGGTGATCTGTGATTAAACTTGAACTTACTGCAGAACAAGCAGTTGCCGTGCGCTATGCTTTGTTACTACATACAAAGGATGACTCAGCTTCGTTCCCATCAGAACGTGTGAAACTTATCCGAGAAGCAATCACTGCTCTTCATAACGAAATCGAGCAGGGTAAGGAGGAGTGATCCTCCCTACGGGGTTATAGCTCAACTGGTAGAGCGCCTGCTTTGCACGCAGGAGGTTTGGGGTTCGAGTCCCCATAACTCCATTCTAAATACTTAAAAAGTATCGATAAATGGCAGGTTTACTCGCTGAGAGACAAGAGCGTGGTTTAATAGACGCTATCAATGCTGGTTACGGACTTAATAGTGGTAAAGTTTTTACTATAAGAGGTCCATCTGGTGATAAAATCACTGGTTGTATTAAAGCAGAAAAATACGAGGGGAGGTCAGCTGCGGGAACAGAACCATACACTGATGTTATCATTACAACTAAAAAAGGTTTGATCAACATTTCAAATAAAGGCACGTCTGCACCTAGTATCGCTGGTGGAGGATTAAAAGGTTTGGAACTTGCTTTACCTGGATTTACAAAAAGATTTCTTGACGCAGCACTTCAGAAATATATCCAAATGGGATTTATTGAAGGCATGGCGGGTCTTCCAGATATGTATGGTAAAGTAAGTGATAATCTCAAAGAGCAAATTGTTGTTGGTAATGCTGCCATGGGTGGTCCTATTAACTACATGTATATTGGTCCAATGGATGTTAAATATAACTTCAGTCCTGGAACTGTAAGAGTAAATGGGAAGTTTTATGATGCAATCAAATATGCGAAGAAAAATGATTTGTTTTTAAGACTTAGAAAGAGAAGAGTTGATCAACCATTCGCCCCTAATGAAACTGATAGGCAGGGTCTTCCATTGATCATGGGCAAATCTCCAAGTCGTGGTGATAAGGGAAGAAGAATAGTGACGGTAGCAAAACCACCTGGCAATGCTGTCATTGTGGAGTTTTGATAAATAAAATATAAGGATTACAAATATAAATGAAAAACTTCTTTCAGTTTCTGAATGAGGCAACGGAATCGCAGGCATCAATGCAGGCGAAGAAGTTAAATCTAAAGAGTGATGGTCACGGTGGTTGGTTAGACACCCGTGGAAAGTTTGTGGCGAAAACTGAGGATGGTAAACTCAAGTTTCTGAGTAAGAGAGAAGCAAAGCAGGAAGAGCAAGGACAAAAGAAAACTGCAAAACCACAACCAACCGCTGCCGCAAAACCAAAAGCAAAAGAAGAAGATAAGACAGAAACAAAAGCAAAAGGATCAGAAGAGGGTGGTGAAGAGTCTGGTGAGATCAGCGATACTCTGACTCTTGCATTTGGTAGATTTAACCCACCGACTGTTGGTCATGGTAAACTCCTTGCCGCTGCTAAGAAAGCTGCTGCAGGTGGAGATCTTAAGATCTATCCGTCAAGGACACAGGATGCTAAGAAGAATCCCCTTGATCCTGACATGAAGGTTTCCTATATGAAAAAGATGTTTCCTGAGTATGAGGAGAACATTGTGAATGATGATGAGATGAAGTCCATCTTTAATGTCCTTGTCACAGCGAGTGAGCAAGGATATGGTAATGTCAATATTATCGTAGGGTCTGACAGACAATCTGAGTTTGAGAACCTTGCACAGAAATACAATGGTGAGTTATATGATTTTAACCTTATTCGTGTGATCTCTGCTGGTGTGCGTGATGCAGATGCTGAGGGTGTGGAAGGCATGTCTGCATCTAAGATGCGTAAGGCTGTGATAGATGATGACTTTGAGTCATTCCGTAAGGGCACGCCAAAGGAACTTGATGATGGTGACACCAGAGCATTGTTTGATGCTGTTCGTCAGGGTATGGGTGTTAAGAGAAAGAAAGTAGAAGTTGCTGAGATGTGGGAGATTGCCCCAGAGATTGACCCCAGAGGATTGCGTGATAACTATGTTGCAGGTAATATCTTTAATCTGGGTGATATAGTTGAGAGTCTTAACACTGGTCTTGTAGGAAAGATTATTCGTAAGGGAACAAATCATTTGATTTGTCTGACCCAAGAAGATTATATGTTTAAATCTTGGATTCGTGATGTGATGGAGGCAGTCGTAAACTACCCTGGACCATCAGGTATTCCCTCATCCCAAAGAGAGATTGGCACTGACTCTAATCGCGAGTATACTATGAGAATGACTGGAACATTTGATATTCACAATTTCATAAATAAGTATAAGAAAAAGACAAAGTAGAAACATGTCTAATGGTATTGGCAAGAATCCTTTGAGTGACATCTCAAAGGTTTACTTAGAGCAAGTCGCTAAGAAGAAAAAGAAGAAAGACGACTCGTATCTAGAGACTGATATGAAGAAGCGCCAAGAGAATAATGAAAAGGCGCGTAAAGACATGGAGAAGATGGGAACTTCTATGAAGAACCCACACTTTGAGCAGAAGCAGTTTGGTTGGGATTCTGTCAATTCCATGACCAAGGCTTACAGAGCGATGCAAGAGGGCATCCGTGATGAGGACCCTGAGAAGGGAACTGCTGAGCGTAAGGCACGTCTTGAGAAAAAGCGTGGTATGAAACTGGATGACCATCCTCAGTATAAGAAAGAGGAAGTTGAGTTAGACGAGAACCGTCGTGCCGCCCGTGCTGCTGGTGGATATAAGGATGACTCTAAGAAGCAACCTGATCCCTCTAAGGCAGGTTTCACTGGCGTTGGTAACATGAGTATCGATCAGATTCGTAAGATGTCTGCTCGTATTGAAAAGGAAAAGACTCAGAAAGAAGCACTTGATCCTGTTGGTAAGGAAGATGGTGATGTTAACAATGATGGTAAGAAAGACAGCACCGATTCTTACCTGATGAAGCGCCGCAAGGCAATCGGCAGTGCAATGAAGAAGAGACTGAAGGAAGAGAGAGCATCTCTTTCCGAGGTCATGACTGACAAAGAAGATGACAAAAAAGTCACAGAAAAAAAGGTAGATAATAAAATCACCATCAACCCTAAACTGTCTGAAGCAGTTGAGGAGATTGGTGGTGAAGTTCTTGAGATGGTTGAAGTTGAAGAAATGATGGAACCTAAGGAGACTGAAGAGAAAAGTCCAGATATTTCATCTAAAGAAAGAAGACTTCAGCAGGTCAAGAGGCAGATTGCAATGAAGAAACTTCAGGCAATCAGACAGGGTGATCAGAATGTAATGTCCTCTCACGAACCTGAGGGTGACATGATCGATGAGCGTACTCGTTATGCCAAGGAGACTGGTAAAGATTTCACCACTGGCAAACCATCTGAAAGAGGCGGCACCAGACCTGGTAATACTTTTGATAAAGTGAAGTCAGAACTCCGTAAAACAGGTGGAGTGATGTCTGACAGAGGCAAAGCAATCCAACCTCAAGGCAAAAAGAAAGTGCCAGGCAAGAAGGGTTATCAAGGTACAACACCTGTTGATCGTATTAGAAATAGACTTGCTCAGCAGAGAGCAGCAAAACCAAATCCTTATAAAGCAAGAGCAGGTGAGTCTGACTGATGCCTGCCGTATCTAAAAAGCAGCAACGGTTCTT